TCACCATGCCAGCAAATGCATTCCTGACCAACGCGGCCATTGGTAACCGCGAAGACCTGGTAGATATCATCTACAACACCGCCCCCACCGATACGCCGCTGATTTCGGCCATCGACAAGGTCAAGGCCACCGCCGTGACTCACGAATGGCAGCGCGACGTGCTGGCTACCCCGGCCAACAACGCCGTGGCAGAAGGTGCGGACGCTACCTACACCGCCATCACGCCGACTCAGCGCCTGTCCAACCAGACGCAGATCAGCCGCAAGACGTTCTCCATCTCCGACACGCAAGAGCGTGTGTCGAAGGCGGGCCGCAAGTCGGAAATCCGCTACCAGACCATCAAGCAGGGCAAGGAACTGCGCAAGGACATGGAACTGGCGCTGATCGAAAACTCCACTCAGACCACTGGCGCAACCCGTCAGACTCGCGGTCTGCGTGGTTGGCTGGTCACTGGTAGCTCGTTCGGTGCTGGTGGTGCAAACCCCAACTTTGGCACCAACACTGCCCCCACGGACGGCACGCTGCGGACCTTCACCGAAGCCCTGATGCGCTCTGCTGCCCTGTCGGCCTACACCAACGGTGGCAACATCTCCATGCTGATGGTCCATCCCTCCATCAAGCAGAACATCTCGGCCACCTTCACCGGTGCAGGTACGAAGTTCAACAAGGGTGAAACCAAGCAGCTCAACACCGCTTGGGACGTGATCAAGACCGACTTCGGCGATCTGGACATTGTCCCCAACCGTGTGATGCAGCGCACCCGCGAGGCGTACTACATCGACCCCGATCTGTGCGCCCTGGCCGTCCTGCGTGACATGGAAGACCAGGAACTGGCCCGCATCGGCTCGGCCCGCAACTTCATGATCGAAAGCGAATACGCGCTGGAAGTCCGTGAAGAACGCGGCATGGCCTGCACCCGCGATATCCAGTAATCGCCAATCACTGAATAGCCCTCCAGGGGAAACCTTGGGGGGCTTTTTCTATGACCGTACAGACCTTCTACAAAGAAGAGGGCGACAAGATCGTCATTACTCGCGCGCAGAACGTAGGCGCGATTGTGGACAGGAACAAGGCCTTGTCCAACGAAGGCTTCACCGGGCGCCCAGATGCCCGCGTAGTGGCCTCCATTCCTCCGGTGGTGATTGAGCACTACTGCAACGTCAAGGGCATCACGCTGCATCAGTGGATGACCGATCCAGAAGTCCGCAGGCGATTTCTGAATGACCCTGATTACGCCGACCTCCGCATTTGGAAGGGCAAAGTATGAAACGCGAAGACGTCATCACCATCGCCGCGAACGGCACGACCGTCACCACCGGCGCTACATCGGCTGCTGTGCCTGTTCCGGTCAACTCCGCAGGCACCAAACCCCTGTACGTGCGCATCGCTGCCACAACGGAAAGCTATGTGCAGATGGGCAGTGCATCTGTAGCGGCAACAGCAAACAGCCTGCTCGTGCAGCCTGCCGACAGCGTGATCCTTGCCGTTGGTGGGCACACACACATCGCGCACATCCAAGGTACTGCGTCTGGCAAGGTCAACATCATGCCGCTTGAGGACTTCTGACCATGGCGATGACCTGGCGGCAGATCAAGGACGCGGTGGCGGCTTACGCGCACCGTGACAACCTTGAAGCGCTCATGCCGACTTTCCTTGAGCTGGCGGAACAGCGCATTTACGCCGGGGCCTCGGAGGGTGATGTTCCCCCACTGCGGCTGTCGTCCATGATGACCGTGGTCAACCCTGCGTCATCGACCCTGCCCGCTGATTTCCTCGAAATGAAGCGCGTCAGCGTGGTCATGTCGCCCACGTACAAAAAGCCGCTGGACTTCAAGCCGCTGGAAAACATGGGCGAGCAGGAGCTTGCTTCTGGTTCTCCATCGTTCTTCTCTCTGCGTGGCAACTCGCTGGTTTTTTCCCCATCGTTCTCGCAGGACGTGGAAATCACCTATTACGCCAAGTTCCCGGCCCTGGTGAACGACACGGACAGCAACTGGCTAACCAACAACGCATCGTCGGTCTACATCTCCGCCATGTTGGTCGAGGTGGGCTACTACACCGTGGACCCAGACCTGACAGCCCGCGAGCTGTCGCGGTTTGCCTCGGTGATGAACAGCCTCCAGGCACAGGACGACGGCAACAAACACTCCGGGGCGCAGCTCCGAATCATGCAAGACGCACGGAGGCTCATCTAATGGGACTCGAAACCGTAACCTACATCAGCGACCTCAATCCGTTGTGGCCGCTGGGCACGTTGCCGGACCGAAAGAGCGAGGGCGACAATCACCTGCGCAACATCAAGTCCTCGCTGCTCAACACTTTTTCGGCCATCACCGGGGCGGTCACTGCGACCCACGTCGAAATCAACTACCTGAGCGGCGTTACGTCGAACGTTCAGGTTCAACTCAACGCCAAGGCACCAACGGCAAGTCCGACATTCACAGGCACTGTCGTTCTTCCTGCTGCAACGTCCATCGGCACCGTCACTGCCGCTGAAATCCTCGCGCTGTCCGGTGTGTCATCGGCCATCCAGACCCAACTGAACGGCAAGGGCGCTATTGCTGGGCAGGCATGGACCGGAGCGCACAACTTTACGGGCGGCTCGGTAACAGTGCCCACGTTGCCGCCTGGCTCAACCGGCAATGGCGCGGCCAGTGTGGACTACGCAAATGCTCTGGCCTTTGCCTCGGCGCTCCCTGGTATTTCGGCAGCAACCGCAGGCAAGGTAACTGGCAACAACGGCGTTACTGCAGGGTGGGTGTATCCGTACCTGCCCATAGTTGATGTGACCGGCACCAGCGCCACCGCAACGGCGAGCAATCGCTACCGCCTCAAAAACGTAGCGGCCACCACTTTGACGCTGCCCGCTTCCCCATCAGATGGTGACATCGTGGCCGTCAACGTGCTGAATGGGTTGGCAACCAACGTCATTGCGCGCAATGGTCAGTTGCTCTTTGGGCTGGCTGAGGATCACACCCTGGACACGCCAGCTTTCCCTATGGCTCTTGAGTTTCGAACAGGCTACGGCTGGGGGCTTTTGACATGAGTACGACTTCTGGAGTTTTGGGCCTTGGTAGCGCCGTCAAGCTATGGGTCAGCGGCGAGACTGTCACCCAATGGGACTACCGCAAGAGCCCAATCGATGGCGAGGTGTATCAGCGCACCACCTCTACTGGCGGTGGTACTACAGACCCCGCCAACGATACGACCAACTACGCAGCAGCCAGTTACACGCGCGTCTCTGCGCTATCAGTGAAGTCTGCGGTTGATAACGGCGTCAACACCCCATCGCAGTTTTGCAGCAACGCAGTCAAGGTTGCCATCAATGGGATTGTTGCAGGCACCCGCACCCAGGTCCTTAGTCTTTCTGGACGTGGGGCTGTCACTTTCCTGGCGATTATGAAAGCGGCTACGGGTAATGGAACTGTGGAAATCATCGTTGATGGCACCACGATCTTGAATGCGGTGACAACCAATACCGGAGCCACGTTTGCATATGTCTTCATCGGGTCGCCGGGGAATGCTGACACCTCTGGGACAGGAACTGCATTCCGGCAATGTGCGGTTGCGCTCCCGGAGTCTATTGGTGTGAATTTCCGTCGAACGTTTGTGGTTTGGTACACGCCAGCCACTAACGACACGGGAGCCAATGCGACCCTGGCATATGACCTTCGGAGCACACGATGATTGACCTGTACGAAACAGAACAAGGGGGTGTCGTGATCAGGCAGCCGCAGTTGGCTGTTTCGGCTCCGCTCACCGCATCGGAGCAGGCGCAGGCGCAGGCGCAAATCGATGCCTTGGAGCGCCAATACCTCATGCCTCGCGTGGTGCGCGAAAGTCTCATTGCCCAAGCCGAAGAACGCGGCGCGGCATTGGGCTACACACCCGCACAACTGGCGATCAAAAACAAGGGTTATGCAGGCCTGAAAGCCCTTGACGCACAGATCGCAGCACTGAGGGCGCAGCTATGACGCACCTGCTCCTATCCCCGGTTTACATCGTGCTCGGCTTTTGGACCCTCTGGGTCTTTTTTTTTGGCCGTGATGAGCCTTAAACGTGCCCGCGACACCGTTGGGCTGTCGTTCTGGTGCAAGTTCTTCGGCTATCCGGTGGTGTGTGTTGGCCTGCTGATCGACTTCGCGGCCAATGTGTTCCTGCTGTCGCTGATCCTGCTGGAAGTCCCCAAAGAGGGCACGGTCACGGCCCGATTGAAGCGTCACAACCGCGAGTCCACCGGCTGGCGCAAGTCGGTCGCAGTGTGGGCCGAGCAGATCTTGGACCGCTTCGACCCTAGCGGGGATCACATCTGATGCCAATCGTTCAAGTCCCCAAGCTGGGATCGGTCGGCGTCATCTACGACCAGCCTCCAGAGGAATTGCCGGTCAGCGCGTTCTCGGACGTTCGCAATGTGCGATTCCGGGAAGGCGCGATGGAGAAGATCCTCGGCCACAAGCAGATCTACACAACTCCCTCGGTAACTCCGTACTGGCTGCAGTCATACAACCAGGGTGGCAAGCGGTATTGGATTCACGCCGGGACTGCGAAAGTCTTCGCGGACGATGGCAACAGCCGCGTGGACATTACCCCGACCTCTGCACCGACAGGCACCGCGACAGACCGCTACACCGGTGGCGTGCTGAACGGTGTTTTGTTGATGAACAACGGCGTCGATGCGCCGTGGTATTGGGGGGGCACCGGGGTTTTGCAGACCCTCACCGGTTGGCAAACCGGCTACCGCGCGCGGTCGATCCGGCCTTACAAGAACGTAGCAGTCGCTCTCGGGATTACCAAGGGCGTAGGGACCAGCCCTGTGCAGTACCCGCACATGGTCAAGTGGTCCGACCTGGCTGTACCAGGCTCCGTCCCGGCATCGTGGGACCAGAATGACCCGACCAAGAACGCGGGCGAATTGGATCTTGCCGAAGAGCCTTCTGAGATGGTGGACCAGCTCACCTTGGGTGATGCAAACATCATCTACAAGCAGCAGTCCATGTGGTCGATGGTGCCCAGCGGTGACAGCCAAGTGTTCCGCTTCCAACGACTGCCGGGTGATGTGGGTGCTTTGGCGCGCGGGTGCATCGCAAACACCCCTTTGGGCCATGTCGTCCTGACCCCCGGTGATGTGATCCTGCACGCAGGGCAGGGGCCTAAATCCATCATCAACGCCCGCTTGCGTCGCTGGTTGTTCTCGCAGATCGACAGCACCAACGGGGACATGGCCTTCGTTACCACGAACCCGGCGACCAATGAGGTGCTGGTGTGCTTCCCATCTCTCGGGGCGTCGGCATGTGACCGCGCATGTGTGTGGAACTGGGTAGAGGACACATGGTCCGTCCGCGACCTGCCAAACGTGACCTACGGGGCTACAGGGCAGATTGAATACTCCGCCACACAGACATGGGACAGCGACAACGACACTTGGGATGACGACGTCACGGCGTGGGACGAAAACGAGTTCTCGCGCAACCAGTCTCGCCTGCTGGTGTGTACGACCGGCCCGCTGATCGCTGCAATGGACTCTGCGGCCACGTTCAACGGCACGCCCTTCACCGGAGTAGCAGAGCGCACAGGGTGGACGATGGACGAGCCCGACCGCGTGAAGGTGATTCTGGGTGTGCGGTTACGTGTCACCGCCCCTGCAGGTACGCAGATTCAGGTGCAAGTCGGTTCTGCGATGCAGTCCGAGGACGCAGTGACCTGGAGCGCTCCAGCCCTCTACACGCACTTGTCTGGAAAGGTCGAAGTCAACGTGGAATCCAAGGCGGGCCGCTTCATGGGCGTCCGATTCACCACCGTGGGCAATCAGGTGCCCAAGATCGTTTCCTACGGCGTGAACTACAAGTTGTTGGGAGGGTACTAGATGCCCTACATACCCCGCCAACCACCAGCAGACCCGGCCCAGTTGCCGGGTTTTTTCTTGGTTGAGCTACCAAACATCGGGCGCGGGACCGTGACCGACACCGTGCAGCTACAGCCCCAATCCGTCGCCCCCGCCAAGCCTCGCGCTGGCCTTCTCGTTGAAGCGGACGGCACGAACTGGAACCCTGGTTCTGGAGCTGGGCTTTACATCTACCGGGCGGGCGCCTGGGTCTTCATCGGATAGGAGAAAACATGGCCGTCACCAACTATCTTTACCAGTATTCCGATGGGACCACTGGCAACAGCCCCTTCCAGCGTGATTCATCTGGCAACGTCATCACATCACCGCAAGGCAGCGTATCCGAAGGCAAGTTCCTCGGGCGGACGATGGAGGACGGCTCTGTCAACCAATCGCCATTGGGGAACGTCACCGCGCAAGGCAACGTCAATCTGTACGGTGGGTATTCGACCCCCGCTGACCAATATTACAGCAACGCCAATGAAGCGATCTGGGGCACGCCCAGCGGTGTGGGCGCTCGCCCCACTGCAGGGTATGGCTACGACGGATCTACGGTGGGAAACACCAAGCCATTGGCAGCAGGCCAGTCGTCGGGCGGTGGTTACGGCGTAAGCGCCCCTGGCGGCGGTACTGGCGGCGGTGGCGGCGGCGGTGGCACATCGGGCACAAGTTACGGAGCACAAAACCCCTACCTGCTGCCGATGATGCAGAGCATCACGGATCAGGTCACGTCCAACTTCAACCGGAACGTGATGCCGCAAATCTCGCAGCAGATGATGGCGACCGGTGGTTACGGTGGCTCGCGTCAAGGCGTGATCGAAGCGAATGCGATGCGCGACATGAACCAGGGTTTGTCTAACAGTTTGGCAAACCTCGGCCTGCAGGACTTCAACGCCCAACGCGGCTACGACTTGGGGTTGCGAAACAGCGACCTCGGCTATGCAGGGCTGGACGCACAAATAGCGCAGAACAACTTTGGCAACCGCCTGGCCGGTGCGAACTTCGGTTTGAACCTGTTCAATCAGGGCATGGCAAACAACCAAACCGGCATCAACGCGGGCACGAACATCCAGAACACTCCAATGAACTACTGGAGCCAGTTCGCCAATCAGTACAACGGCATCGGGCAGGGCTACGGGTCCACCACGGGCTCGACCAGCCAGCAGGGCAATCCAGTGCTGGGCGCGCTGGGCGGGGCGCAGTTGGGTAGTCGCTTAGGCTCTATGTGGGGCGGCTCCCCCAATGCAGCAGGCGGCGTAAATGCGCAGGGCTGGGGCACTGGCAACGGCTACGGCAATCAGGACCTCGGATCGTTCCTGTAATGCACTACACGCCTTCCACCATCCCCGCAGAGGCGGCGGATGCGCTGCGGCCTGCGTTCGATTACTCGGACGACCAGCACGTCGATGACTGGATCACCTTGTGCAAAGAGGACAAGGCCCAGCTTTGGCGGCTCAACGACTACTGGCTGATTTCCCAAGTAGTCCGAACCAAACGCGGCCTCGCCATCGATCTCAAGTTCAGCGCCGGGGTGTACGAGCCTGCCCTGATCGATGAAGCCAACGCCTGGGCCAAGTCCATCGGGTGTGTCTGGTCCTACTTCTCGGGCCGACCAGGGTGCGCACGTCGCCGCCCTGATTACCGAATTCGCAGCGTCACAGCAGACAAGGAGCTTTAAGCATGCCAGCAGCACTCGCACCAATCGCCGGAGCCGTAGTCGGCGGCCTCATGTCTGACGGTGGCGGCGGTCAACAAACAACCGCAGCATCCAAAGAGCCATGGGCACCGGCTATCAAGCCCCTGGCCAACTCGCTTGATACCGGCCAAGCCCTGGAACGGTACTACCAGCAAAACCCGTTCAACCCGATGCAGCGCACCGGGTATCAGAACCTGTTTTCTGATCTGGACCAGTTCCGCAACCAGATCCAGCCGGGTCTGGCGCAGTTCGCCAACGACATGATGCAGTCCAACTACCAGCGCGGGCCGCGTCAGTCGCAGATGGAGGCCATGCAAGGCCAGATGCCCATGCAGCAAACAAAGCCCATGATGATGCAGCAGGGCCAGGACGGTGTGTACTCCACTAAGCCAATGCAGCAGGGCGGCGCTGGTGGTTTGCTCTCGGCCATGGGCCAAGCCGGTATGTCCCCCATCAACCCCAATCAGTCCATGGCGGGCAATCTGCCGCAAGGATTGCTTGCCAATGTTCAGCAAGGCCCATTCCAGCCCTCTACACAGGGCAATTACGGCCTGTTGGACTTTGTCCAGCTCAACCCCTTCACCGCAACCAACGGCATCCCAAAACCCACAGGCAAGACGCCAGCCGAGCTTGCGGAGGAAGAGCGCCTTCGTCGTGAGAAGGAAGAACGCGACCGGGCCGCGCTGTTTTACAGCTCCGGTAGCGAAGGAGCGTAAGCATGCCAGGACTACTCGACTTCGGCACCGCACAGCCAGCGGGTGGGCTGCTGGGCGACCTGTTCAACGACCCGGGCGCGCGTCTCGGTATGCAACTGCTGGCCGCTGGATCGCCGCGTATGCGTGGGCTGGCTGATGTGATGGCGAGCCAGGATCGTGCGCAACAGCAGGCGCTGCAGCAGCAATACATCCAATCGCAGATTGCAGAGAACACTTCGCAAGCCAAGATGCGTGACCAGCAATTGGCACTGGCGCAGCAAAAGCAAAACATGCTGTCCAGCATCTTCGGCGGCCCTGCGGCTTTGGCAGGCGTGACTACCGGCGGAGGATTCAGCACGCCCGCTGCATCTGGCGGCTCAGCAGGTGGCGGTGGCGCTACTGGCGGACCTGGGGTGGAAAACCTTACGCTCAATCAAGTTGCTGCGCTCAAGGCAAACGGCATGGATGTGTCTGAGCTGTGGAAATTCAGCAAAGAAGGCATCAAACGCGATGCTGGGAATTACTACGAAGACCTGAACGGAAACACCAAGTACATGCCGAAACTAGACAACGGCATGATGGTTGCTGGTGGTCAAGTAATGGCCGCTCCAGGTTACGCGCAGTCAAACTCGCTGATCAAGGGCTCTGAGGCTGGGGCGGTTGAGGGTGCGAAATACCCCTATGCCGTTGGTCTTGAGCAGGCCAAGGCCAACATCGGCTCGGCAAACGACCTTGTAACGCTGAATCTCCCTAGCGGCCCATTGCAAGTTACTCGCGCGCAAGCCTTGGCAATGACGCAGCCGCAGCAACCGCAGGGACCACAGATCGGCGGCG